TGCGCAGATGTTGTCGAGTTACAGCACCGTGTTCGTGCTGGATGTGTCGCCGTTTACACGGTATCGGACGAATGGCACGGCGCTGGTGCCAGAGGCGCAATACACCACCGACGCTTCCGGCAACATCACCGGGCTGGTTGGGGTTGGTGGTGTAACGATCCAGATTGGACAATCGCAAGAATCAACGCCAACGGATCTGCCGTTCCTTTCGCTGCGCAGCGATGCAAATTACGATCTGGTCGCAGTGCCGTCACCGTATAGCCCCGCACACACGCTGCACTTCTCCCCCGTCTATTTCAAGAACGGTTTCAACGGCTGGAAGTATTGGATGGCGTTCACGCCATATCCTGATAGCGATTCCGTCTATGAAAATCCGTGCATTGTCGTTTCGCAGGACGGCAGGACGTGGACGGTGCCAACCGGCGTCACCAATCCGATATTCGCGAAACCGACAGCAGCAAGTGCTTACAACTCCGACACTGATCTGTATTGGGACGATACCAATTCTAGGTTCGTGTTGGTGTGGCGCACTGCGGGTGAGTTGAGCGGCACGGATACGGGTTTGTTTGTCAGCACATCGGCGGACGGCATCACATGGGCAACGCGCACGCGCATCTGGACTGGCGTTATTTCACTGACCGACATTGCCAGCCCGTCTATTTGGTACAACGACACAATTGCTAAGTGGGAGATTGTCGGGCATCGCATCGACGCAGCAAGTCCGTTTCCGTTCGTCAAGATCACCAGTAGCAGTTTACTTTCGGGGTGGGATGCTGCGTCAACAGTGCTGACCATGACAGAACCGTCCGGCCGGGCGTGGTGGCACTCGACTTTCCGCAGGCTTCCGGGTGGGATTATCGTTGGCCTATTGCAAGACAACAACGGCACGCCGGGCGCAAGCGGGAACCTTTATTCCGCTTATTCGGCTGACGGCGCGACGTTCTATACATCATCCCTTGACCTGAATGGTTCGTGGTATCGGCCCTCGTTCGTGTTGCGTGACGATGTGCTTGATGGCGAATGGGTATGTGAGTTCTATGGCTCAAAACTCACCACAAGCGGCACATACAGGGCGATGCTGCGGTTTAACAAAGGCGAAGGCATGGCGGATTTTTTGCAAACACGTTCCGCACTTTTGAATGCCGCTGTGATTGGCGGGTTTTCCTCGACCACCTTGTTGCAAGTCGATACCTTCAACCGCACGGACGACGCAACGACGCTCGGAACGGCTACCAGCGGCGGCGCCTGGACGCAGATTGTTGGGCCTACCAATGTTTTAGGAATCAGCACGAATCGCTGCTACAACGTCACCAGCGGCAATTGCCGAAGCACGCGGGATGTGGGCGTTACGGACTATGTGGTCCGGGCCACGTTTCTGACCAAGGCGGGCGAAAATTGGCTCTGGATTCGGTATGTGGACACATCGAATTTCATTCGCATTGGCTGTACTTCGTCGGGCGCATTGCGCTATCAGGTAGTGACTTCTGGTAGTGCGGTCACGGATACAGCGGTGAGCGGAATACCCGCCAACGGGGATGAGGTAATCATTCGCGCTGCTGGTGCAGAAATCAGCATTTGGCACAACGAAAAATATTGCGGGAAGTATTTTTCGGTGCAAGGAATCACGTCTACAACGGTTGGGATTCAGATGGCCGGAACGACCGGGTATCTCGACAACTACATTTGCCACGCGCTTTAACCGCGCAGGCCGGATGCCTGTAAACCCTCAAACGAGGATGACCGCGTAGGACGGATTCCTACTTAGACGCCGTGAGGCGATCGGATCTTATGAACATTGAAACCAGTGAAGTAGAAACACTACCCGCGCCGCCTGAAGCGGTTGCAGAGGGCGAACAACCCGAAGTAGTCGAAGAAACGCCGGAGCAGCAGCAGAAGAAAGAGTTAAGCAAGAACCAAAGGCGCATCGCCAACGCCAACCGGCGCGCGGCTGAAGCGGCTGCGGAAGCAAAACTCTTGCGTGAACGAGTAGCGGCATTGGAAGCAGAACGCGCGCCAAAACCGGCAGAAGCACCGAGGCGGGAAGACTTTGCCGATGATGTTGCATACCTTGAAGCGCGGGCCGACCATGCCGCACGAAGGGCAGCAGCAGAGTCTCGAGAGGCTGATCGCAAGGAAAGCGAAGGGCAGCAACGGCAGACAAAGCAGCAGGAAGAAGACGCAAAGGTTGCGGAGTCGTGGACGAAGCGGGAAGCCGTGTTCCAGGCGCACGCGAAGGATTACATCGACGTTGTTGAACCGTTCGTGCAGGAAGATTTGGGCCATTTCAGCGACGGAACGAAACGGCTGATTGTGGAGTCTGAGGTAGGGCCGCAACTGTTGTATCACCTTGCGACCCATCCAGAGGACGCCGAGCGCATCGCAGATTTGTCGCCAGTGCGGCAGATTGCGGAACTCGGCAAGTTGGAAGATCGGATGCAAAGGCCAGCCAAAGCAGTATCAAAAGCTCCGGCACCGATCAACCCCGTCAGCGCGGGGCGTAGTGGCGGCAAGGACGTTTCCAAGATGTCCGTAGCCGAATACAAGGCGTACCGGCAGAACAGCAGCGCCTGGATTCGGTAAGCAGTAGAGGACCCTCGCCGGGTGGACGCAACCCGGCAACCCGCCTCGCAGCGGAAGAAAAGAACAGCGACCTTTTCTCTAATTCTCTTGCGAGGCGATTGTGACCAATACTTTGCTTACCTGTTCGATTATCGCGAAGGCAGCCCTTCCGATTCTCGAAAACATGTTGTCTTTTTCCAAGAACGTCAACCGTGATTGGGAGGACGAATTCACCGGCAACATGGCTCGCGGCTATGCTCCCGGCCAGACCATCAACATCAAGCGCCCGCCGCGTTACACCTATCGCGCTGGCGCTGTCGCGGTGCCTCAGTCCACCGTCGAAACCAGCGTCCCGCTGACCCTTTCGCAGGGCGGTGTCGATCTCGGGTTTACCTCGCTGGAAAAGACGCTTTCGTTGACCAGGATGGAAGACAAGGTTGCTGCGGCCATCGCGCCGATCTGCAACGAAATCGACCGTCAAGGTTTGGCTTTGGCGCGCTTTTCCACCTTCAACGCGCTGAACCCGACCGGCGCTTTGCCAGCGACCCAACTCGCTGCCGTGCAAATCCTGACCGACGCCAATCGCCGACTGGATGAGATGGGCGCCCCGGTTCGTGACGGTCGCCGCAACATCATCACCGGACCCGGCCTCAACGGCTCGCTGGTTGCTGGCTTCTCGGGCCTGTTCAATCAGAGCGAGAAAATCAACGGCCAGTACCGCACCGGCTACATGCAGGACTCGTTCGGCCTGAAGCCTGGTATGGATCAGAACGTCGATACGCATACCAACGGTACGCAGGCTGTGGCTGGCGTGAACATCAGCGGCGCGAACCAGACCGGCTCAAGCATCACCATCGCGGCCCTGACCGGCACGATCACCCGGGGCACCGTGATTACTTTCCCCGGTTCTGGTGGAGCAAATACGGTTTTTGCCGTGAACCCGCAATCGCGGCAATCGACCGGCGTGGCAGCGCAGTTCGTGGTGACTGCTGATTGTGCGGTGGGCGCGACTTCCCTTCCGATCAGCCCGGCAATTGTGACTTCCGGTGCGTTCCAGAACGTCACGACCAGCCCGCAAAACGCGCAGCCGTTCTTGATCGTCGGCGCCGCCTCGACCGCCTACCAGTGCAACGTCGCATACCACCGCGATGCGTTCACCCTGGCGATGGCTCCCTTGTGGGCGCCGACCTCGGGCAAAGGCGTGATTGATGTTGCTCAGGAGTCCTACGAAGGCTTCACGATCAAGGTCACGACTTTCTACGACGGCATCAACGACAAGCCGATCACCCGCTTGGACGTTCTTTTCGGATGGGCTGCGACCTACCCGGAACTTGCGACCAAGATTTACAGCATTTAAGGAGCCGACATCATGGCCGTAACTCTTCTTCGCCCCTACGGGGGCTTTGCATCCGGCGCAACTGTCATGTTGCCCAACGACACCGAAGCGGCGCTTGTCGCTCAAGGTC